GATTAGACTACAAGGCAAACAGCGAGCTATTCAATAGGCAAAATTTCACGCTGTACTCTAGCGAAGATTCTGAAAAAGCTCTGATTTGCTCTCAAATCGATGGCCCAACATCAGATTTTTGCATTGATCTAATAGAACTTAATGAGAGAATCTTCCAACAATTCATTATCAATGGAACATTCTACTTAGACCCATACTCAGACAGGCATGGCGTTGGAGCCACAGAGTATACAGAGGCTTTATTAGACTTTAGATCAACGACTTTGCCCAAGCTGAATCTTGATGATTTCACAACAACGTTCTTGGACCCCTATACGGATGTTGTTATTCCCTCTGTTACAGATGATTCTTTTGTTTGGTCTTGGTATACGGATAGGGGCTCTAATACTTTTTTCAAAGAGTCAAATACTTCTAGGGTCTTTTTCTACAACGCTGATGATGATGGTGCAGAAAAGATAAGAGACCTGAACGAAAGGCGATGGCCTATCCTAAGTCTCGTAAATGAATATGCTGCAACTGCGGGAGCGATGTCGTCTCCCGGCTATGATGCTCATCTTCTTCCTAAACCATTCTTTGAGACACTATTAAGAGGAGGAAGTCTTGGCGAGGCCTATCTTTTCTCTCTGCCATTTTATGATTCTCCTATCACCCTTCTAGGCGACCCCTTGCTAAGGGTTTCTTTTCCAGCAGAGGAAGAAGTTCTTGCCGATCCTCCGACTGAGGAAAACGAAAGCATCCGGCTTGCCCTTATTAATATTGCCAAAGCAATAGCATATAAGAGAATCAAAGAAGAAGATTCAAGCGAGATTCTTGATCAGATTGTTGCAAGCAGCAATATCCCTACAGAAACAGACCTGCTCAGAACAGCAAACAAATTCAATAACAAAGAATCTACAGCAAGGACAAAACAAGAATTCCAAACTGTTGTTCAGGATGTTTATTTTTACATCAAATCTATCAATAGAAGCACATTCAATTTAAATTCAGAACCGTCTGTTTCAAACTGGCTTGTTACGAATTCATACCAAATCAGTCAGAACGTTGTTGATATGGTTCCATCTACTTCTATCCCCGCAGCCCGTATTTTGCCTGAGGGGCAATGGTCTTTTGAATTGCCCATTGAAGACAACGCTGGTGTTTTTGCTTTTTACCATTTTGAATTGATTGTTGCATCTGATCCAGACTTTGCAAACATCATAACAACTCTAGATAGTGTATCAAGTCAGGGCGGATGGAAGTATGAATCTGAAAAAAATCAATTTGTAGACATGACATCGCAAGGAGTTTCATCTAGATTTGTTGGAAATAGAGTTAGGTACGTTAGTCCTTCCTCCGAGTATTTGGACAGGAACTTGATTCTTTATCTAAAATTGACTCAGAAAGATCAGCTAACGACTTACTCTGTTGATGCAAGGGAATTGGTGGAGATCGTTTACTCATAATGCCTTCTTATAGACTTAGCGATTTTGAGTTTCAATATATCGCCGACCGTTTAGGCGAGGCTTATGCTGTAGGCCCTTTTATATTTAACTCTTTGCAAGATGCAAAAGCCAATATATCAGAAAATGAAAGAGCATCTACTGATCCAAAAAAGCAGCTTTTGCTTGCTAGGATATCCTCGGCCATAGAGACAGCTAGACAGAATCATGTTTTCCTAACTCCGCAAATAGCTGATTTTGTAACTAAGCTTTCTTTACATATATTGCATGAATATGAGAGCATAGATGCATATCTAGAAAGCCGCAGCATGATGGTCACGCAGAACTATGCCGACCTGAGCGAAGCTGTTGGATATTCCATTTCTTTATCAAATATAGAGTAATTTTCTTTTTTTTGTAGTATATAATAGATACTTCGTATATTTAACGAGTATATATTATGGCGAAAAAGAAAAAAATAGGCGATCTTCTAAATCAAATGTCTTCCACGCTGGGGCCTGCAAACGCCTCCGGGTATGTTCCAGATATTATAGAGTTCATAGAAGATGACAAATATCTAAACATCAAGACCCTTTACCCTGTTCAAAAACTCATACTTAAAGTTTTCTACAGGCGATCAAGAGGGAATGAAAATACATTTCTTACAGATGAAGAAATAGAAGTATGTATCAGCCTTGGCCTAAACAATAATGCTGACCCATACAAGGGGAATATTATTGAGAAGTTCAATAACGATACTCTTTTCAGAGAGCTTGTATTGATCTTAGGCCGCAGATCGGGTAAGGACTTTTTGGCGTCCATCATTGCTGTTTATGAAGCTATGAAGCTCATAGAAATACCCGGCGGCAACCCATATGAATATTATGGACTCGGAGCGGGCCAACCTATATCTATTCTTACTATTGCCGCATCTTCCGACCAAGCAAAACTAGCTTTCAATGAGATGAAAGATAAGATTCTCAAGTCTCCATATTTTCAAGACAAGTTTATTGGAGATGGGCTTGGGGCTGACAGTATATATCTGCTTACTCCAAGCGACAAAGAAATGAACAAGGCGTACAAGGAAAAAGGGATATCCCCCCACAAAGGCTCTATTAAAATCGAAGTTGGACACTCTAACCCCGATACTCTTGTAGGTAAATCTGCTATATGTGCAATTTTTGACGAAGTCGCATCTTATAGGGCAGGAACCGGAGGCCCCTCCACTGGAGACAGAATTTTCCAGCTAATCAAGCCTGCTATGGCTACATATGTAAAGCTTACTCCCAAAACTGATGAGACAGGCGAGCCAATCCTTGATGAAAAAGGCAAACAGGTTTTTGATAGAAGATATGATGGTAAGGTTATTTCTATATCATCGCCCAGAGGCCAAGAAGGGAAGCTCTACAACCTGTATGAAGCTGAGCAAAAGCCAGAAAGCAAAGAGATGATTGGCTTTAGGCTTCCGACTTGGGATGTAAACACTCAGCATACCAAGGAGTCTCTAAGAGAATTTGAACCAAACATGACTGATGAAGAATTTGCTATGGAATATGGAGCAGATTTTTCAGGAACAGCGGGTTCTTCTTTCTTTCCAAAAGAAGTTATCGAAGCTGCCTTTCAAAACAACTTGCAACTAAGAGAAGTTGGAGAGCCGGGGAAAATATACTTTGCACACCTTGACCCCGCCATTAACAGTCATAATTATGCTCTTGTCCTACTGCACAAAGAAACATTTCTAAATAAAGACACGAATAAAGCGGACTTTAATATTGTCGTTGACCATGTAAAGGTATGGTCCCCCAATGCAGATAGGCAGATCAATGTTGAAGAAGTAGATGAATATTTAATATCTCTAAGGAGAAGATTCCATATCGGACTCGTTACATATGACGCTTGGAACAGTGCAAGCAGTATTCAAAAGATGAGAAAAAATGGAATCCCTGCAAAAAGAACTTCGTTCAACAGAAACTACAAAATGCAGATATACTCTGAACTGGAGCATTTGCTTATAAGAGAAAGGCTGCATATCCCCCTACATCCTCTATTAAGAGCAGAATTGTTGGGACTTCAAAGAAGATATGATGCACGGGGCTTCAAGGTATATCCTCAAAATGAGGGGTCTGGCGTAAAAACCGATGACATCTGTGATGCTTTGGCTGGAGCAATCTATTCTTGCGTTCAGGGAGCTATGAACAGACTGCCTAGGTCTCAAACTGTTGAATCCTTTTCTCCAGCGAATGACCACACTAAACAAGTTTGGCGTAGTCCATCTGGAGTTATGGGTGTTGGCCCGGCTGGGGCAGTCCAGAGCGGCCTAGAAAGAAGAAGTTCCTATCCTAGTCGATTAAGAAACTTTGGGAAATAAGACGGCTCAAGATAGAGGACTTCGGGCTAAAATATGTAAAATTACTTGTAACAACTTCTAGAGGAATGAATTATGCCTTTTAATTTAAAGAAAACTAAAAAGAAAGCTGATCAAATATATGAGAAGCACCTAATTGACAACAATAAGGAATTGGACCGAAAAGCTAATCCAAATCCCGGAAGTATCGATTATGAGATCAAAAATCTTGAAAAGACTCATAAAGAAAAAGAAGTTGATCAAACTGTCAACGCTCAACTAAGCCAAGGGCATAAAGGAGCGAAGGCTAGAACTATTGAGAATCAACTCAATACAAGCGAAGACAAATTCTATAAAAAAAGAAATGATAAAGCTTGGACATCTGACATGAAGGCGAATGATATGATGTCTGAGGCTTTTGAGCAAAAAAGAAATGAAGATTTCAAAAAAGCAGAAAATGCAGAAGACCGAGACACAAGGTTCTGGGATTCTTTTGTAGGAGACCAAATGGAAGGAGAAAGGAAGAAGATTGTAAATAATGTTCAGCCTTCTCAAATTCCTAATCATATTGATCGCCACTCCGGCTGGGAAAACAAAATGCCAATTCATCAGGATCATAGAAAAAATCTAGAAATGATGAACAAGGATAATAACCACGACAAACTCGTTATGGCTCAGCTAAAAACAGCCGATGCGATGCTGTTCCATGTGTATTCTAAGGCATATTCTCAGGGCAGAGAGCCAAATGAGATAGAAGAACAAATCGTTAGAGATATCAATAGCGGAAAAGCAAGAGCTTTGTCGCAAATCAAATCTGCTCAAACTGATACAGGGGGCCTTCTTTTTTCCGTAACTTACGATACAGTAAGCCCAGAATCGGCAATAGAAGGAGATTTTAGCGACAACGGATTTCTTATTGAAAAAGAATTTACTCCTATTGATAAATATGACATAGAGGAAGCAATGGAAAGGGGCATTTCACCTAAAACTCTTTTGGCTCTAAATCTTATTGAGAAATATGGAGCTTCCTCGCCCAGCAATTCATCTGGAGGACATGGAACGTGGTATACAACTCCAGATGCAGAACAGAATTTTCGAACTGGAGAAGAAACCAGACACTCTGTTCACTTTCACAATCTGACAGATAAAGAAGAGAATGAGATTTTTTCTCAAGTAAGCAGGAGTTTTTAAATTGAAAAAAATCATTAGCAGCGACCGATTCGATAAACTTGGACAAAGTTTTTATACCGAGCATGACGGAACCCGAGTCCCCGCTACTCAGTTTAAAGGTCTTATTGACTTGAAAATATTTATTGACAATTCTGAGCACGGCGATCCATACGATGCTGCTATGGAAATAGTTACAGAATCTCTACAGGCCATTCGAGATGCAGGAATCAATGTTGATGCTTCTTTTCAAGATTTGACGGAACTGCACTAAGATATGAGTTTCAACTTGTCAAAATTTTCGTCTAAATCTATTTTTGTTTGCGATAAATGCAACCAGAAAACGAATTATCGATCTGCATCTAATGGTTGCTCGGTGTGCGGGAATTCTATTTTTATTGTTTCTCAAAGAGGCAATACCCCAAGGGCCTTTGACCCATACAAAGAAGACCCATATTTGCGTCAAAAAAGAAAGCCTTGGGATGGAACAGGGGATGGATGGAAGCTTGTAACTCCGGGAGAAGATGCTGGATTTGGAACTAGGTTCAGAGACAGAAACTACCCAACAGGATATTCTGATTCAAAAGAAGATGACGATTCTAAAGACTTTCCTAAAAACGATTTACCTCACGAAAATACGCTCATGGACGAACCCCATGATGATTTTTATGATGCAGATTCGAGGTGGTCTCATGATGGCGATACGTTTAGTTTTGAAGAAAAGAATCGCAGAGACCAGCAGGGGAATGATTCAGGATCAATAAACTCAAAATTGCCCTTATCCGATGTTGATGAGCTAAAAGAACCTATTGACAAATCTGACGATAGTATCTTTAGTAAAGTTCGCTCTAAACAAAGAAAAGGGAAATTGCATGATACTTCAAATAACAGATAAGATCAAGAATGGTCAAATCACTTTTCCAACTATAGGATATGCTGCATCTGCTGGAGATAGGGTTTCTATATCTAAAGAAAATTACTACAATAACGATATTCAAGACGGCCTTGCAAGAGGATATATAGAGTATGTAGAAGCTGGTTTTAGAGAAGAAGAGCCAGATATCAAGCTTTTCAAAATCAAAAATACAACGCAGTCCCACCTTCATATTGGAGACTTTTCGATAGAAGGAAACGCTTCTATGTTTTTGACAGAAGATAAACTTGCCTCTATGCAAATCCGTGCAGCAATCGAAGCCAATCTGCTTGAAGTTGAAGAAATTAGTCAGAATGCTCCTAAGGGCAAAAAGCCTAATAAGATTCAAGCAAAAACAAGAAAAACAAAAAAGACAAAACCTGTTGAAGAAGACGTTGACGAATCATCAGAGACAGAAGACCCTACGCCACCAACTGAACCTGAAACGCAAATGCAGGCATGGTCTCCGTATGAACAAAAAAATCTGATGAAGGATGAATCAAACAAAAAAGTTACAGGGCAAGACCATAGCCACCACAATCAAGAAGAAGTCAAATGGGCAGATGGGCTAGAGCCAGAATCCGATCCAAAACCAGAACAAAAAACAGCTAGCAAAAAGAAAAGGGTTGTAAAGAAAAAAGTAAAGAAGAAAGCAAGAAAAGTTTCTTCAAAGAAAGGCAAGAAAAAAACTAAGGTCTCAAAGACCATCAAGCCTGTAGGCAATGTAAAGCCGGAAATTCAAGAAACTCCGCCTCCAATTATTGATATCCCAAGGCCAACAGAAGATGTTTCTTTTGTAGACCAAGAACAAGATCAACAAAGAGTAGAACAAAATCCCACTCTGAAAAATAAAAAAGACAACAATTCAGAGGTTGATTTTGCATGAAGATCATAAGCTCTAGCCAATACAGTATATCTAACATAAATAAAATCTATTCTACAAGACCAACAAGCATACTTAGTAGCTCCGCTATTCCTACCAGATATGCAAGTAATGATAAAAAAGAATTTGTTTGCAAAGGAAAACTAAAACAAGCAGATGATGGCTTTACTTATGTTGATATTCAAAATACTTTTATAGATGGGTTTTATGATCTGGTAAAAAAGACAGATTCAAAAGCCAAAAAAGCTCCTTATTTCAAAAAAGACTACAACAATGTAGGGGCTCATATTTCTGTGTTTTATGCAGACGAAATCAAAGAGCATGAAATAGAACTCAAAGAAATTGGGGAAGAAATAGAGTATATAGTAAAAGGATTGTGGTATGTAAATCCTGAGGGATGGGATGAAATGGAAAGGGTTTGGTTCGTAGAAGTGGAATCTAAAGAATTAGAAACAATACGAGACAGATATGGCCTTTCTAAAAAACTGAATGGTCATGAATTTCACATAACCGTTGCAGTAATGCCTACATGAATGATTCTTGGGAAATCTTGATTGCTGAACTAGCAGAAATGGGATACCTTGTCAAAGGTGACGGTCGAGTATCCGCATACTCTGAATCAAATAACCTAGTATCAAAAGATATTATTGAAGTCATTAGATTTTTAACTTCCGAGATAAAAGAAAACAAATCTCTTCTGTCTGAACTTTTTCTTCAAATAGGAACTACACTTCAATCAGAATCTACCGAACAAAACAAAACCATAGATAGAGATACAGTTGTTTTATTCATTCACAATGTTAAGGGATTAGCTAAGTTCCTAAACATGTTTCCAGACAAAGACAACTCTAATATAAAAAAAATCATTGAGAAAACATTAGAGAAAGATATTAGCGTTTTTGACAGAAGTCAAACCTCTGAGATTATTGAGCTTGCTCTTTCTGTTGAATGGACGCATAGGCTTATATCTAGGCTTATGTATATTAGAAGGCTCCTTCAATTCGCAGCTAAGGGCAGGGAAGCCGTTAAAAGAATGCCAGACAAAACAGCAGCGATATCTGGGCCTTGGTCTAGGCTCGACCTCCCCATCAGAGAAAGAACTTGGGCTTGGGAAGAGGAAGATGCCAACTTTAGAAGCAGAGATAGAGAGCTTCGAAACCAACCAAGATATCAAAAAGGAATGGAATCATACAACGGAGAGGAGGTTCAAGAAGGACACTACTGGAGAGAGATTCGTAATGAACCTTATGCTTGGGACAACCTTGAAGAAGACTCTCCATACCCGCACAGAAACGTACTCATAAGAGGTGGATAATATGCCTGACAACGAAGCAACAATAGCAGATTATCTTTTAGAGCTTTTACCCGGCCTAAGAGTGAAGTCTATCAGCAATAGAACATCATCGGCTGCGGCTGATGCACTATACGAGATATGGAAATCCTCTGATTCTCATATCGGAGACAGGGTTTACGCCAGACCGCCAACCTTATCCAAAGACAAAATAGACAAAGCTCAGGATGAAGGTCTGGTCAAGAGAATAGGGTCAGACATTCAGATAACCGAAAAAGGCTCTGAAATCATAAGAGTTATGGCACTTGGAGATGATTCATGTTCTTTTGACAAGAATAGCAGAACACCTGCTTATGCTGAAATTCGTTCAAAATCAATGCCAAAACTTTCAGAAAAAAAATCCCTCAATGATCTTCTTGAAGATAATTGGTGGAAGAAAGCGAGTAAGGAATGGAAGAAGTAGAGGTTTATGCACCAATCAATCAATCCAGAGAGCCAATCAATAATGAGCTAGTCTGGTATGATCATAAAAACAAAGAGATGGTACAAATGCAAGGAACTCATATAGAGTTGGAAAGCAAATACAACTGGAAAGATAAGATATGGGAATCCATTCCTAAAGCCCAAACTGTATACAAAGAAAAAACCACATATTGCATAAAAGAAGTCGAAAAATGGTATGAAGAATATGAACGAAAAATAGATAGCAAAAGCAGAATCAATTATTTAACAGACAAAAGCATCTATTTCCTAGTCCCCCAAAATGAAATTGATGGCTTTATAGACGAACTTAGAATGAATAAACTAAAGTACAGGTACTAATGCTAAGAGTAGAAATAGCACGATCTCCATCAGCCCAAGCACAAGGACTAATGTTTAGGCAAAAGCTTTCCGAAGATGCCGGAATGGCTTTTGTATTTAAGTATTCTCAAAATCTAAGTTTTTGGGGAGCTAATACCTTCATTCCTCTCGATATCGCTTTCGTAGATGAAAACAATATCATACAAAAAATATCTCACATAAACCCCATGTCTGACAAGATGGTGGGATGTTCAATTCCATGCAAGATGGCTATTGAGGCTAATATTGGATATTTTGATGCAAATAGGATAAAGGTTGGAGATAGGGTTGAGCTAGATGATCAAGATTCTAGTTATGGAGTTGTGAGTTTCAAAAAAGAACACTCCAGAGGAGACCTACTCAACAAGCTGGCTCAGTCTATTGTAGATTGGGATAATCCTATCATTGATGAAAACAATGTAGGAGAATATCTTTACGACGACATCGATGACAATCAATTTCAGATGGATCAGGGCGAAGACAAGCTGTTTCTAAATGATGATCAAGAAACTACTGACAGCCCTACGATTCAGCAAAACCCTGACCAAGACCCTGTTTTTGATGGCGAGAAGGAAATGCCCATAGAACCTCCTGCTCCTGAAAAAGACTATCCAGAGTTTTCTAGTATCTATGAGGCTCTATCTTGGGGAGTCAAAAACCAAGAATCTATTTGGATAGATTACGACACGATTCATGGGAACAATGTTAAAAGAATTGTAGAGCCGCATGGCTTTGTTGCAGCACATACAACTGGCAACAATATCATTGTGACTTTTGACGAAACGGTTGGAGCAATTAGAGCATTTATTGTTGACAATATTATGAACTATGCTTTTGCTAATAAAAATTTCGATAAAAAGTTTGCAGTTCAAGCTTAAACGGCAAGAACTAAAAGGAAAATGGCCGATTACTTGGAAATAACAATAAGAATAGACTTCAAGCTATTTTAACGAAGGAAAAACCAATGTCTGAAACAATCTTAGAACTACTAGATTTAGCAAAAGAGCTAGAAGATAATAACCTAGAAAAAATAGCTTCTAGTGTTGACTCTCTTACAGCTAATGTGCTAAGTATCAAAACTGCTCAATATGTCGGCTCTCAGGGATACTGGATCAGGAATTCTAGATGCTGGAGTAATTGCTATAGGCAAAAAAGAGCCCAAAATAAAGAAATGCCAGCACAAATAGTCTGGACAAAATGCCACGAAGAATACCTTGAATCTATAAACAACAATAATGCAAAATGGAATAAGTATGCTGGAGATACAGGCAACATGACAAAGGTTGCTGCCATCAATAATTCTGAAAAGATTATCAAAAAAGAAGCGGAGCTTTTCAATAAGGAACTCAAAAATAGAAAAGATAAAGACTGGAATACAGCAACTGCTGTATTTGATATCATTGAAAATAGCCAAAACCAGCATGGCAAAAACCTCAGAAATCAAGCAGATAAATTAGCTTCTATTTCAGAAAGCCTAATGAAATCTGGCCACAAAAAACTAGCTGAAAGAGCGGCCCATTCAGTATTCAAGCTTTTGAGAGAAAGTCAGTATCAATCAGATATTGGAAACTGGATGAGAAATCAATGGAACAAGGTTTCTCCAACAGGGATGCAAGCAAACGATGAGCTTGATGCAATTCGTCAAGAAGTCGGTCAACTAAGAACTCTTTGGAACTCCTTTAGAGCATCAAGAAACCCTCAGGATTTTCAAGCTTACAAAAGCGATGTCCTTGATTTTCAAAACAAAACAAGACAATGGTTGCCAAAGCTACAAAATAGGTATCCAGAATTAACCACTCAGTTACAAGGGTTTGTTTCTGCTCCAGAAGGACAGAGAATTACGCAACTCAATAGCTTGCAAACTGCACTAGATGCAACAAAGGGAGTTGCTAGCCAGCAGCCTCAAACACAGAATCCGGCACCGGAAGCTGCTCAGCCTCAGCCGCAGGCCAACGAGGAAATGGGAGGATTGGATTCCGGCGATGGCCAGCAAAGCGAACCTTATGATCTGAATTTTCCAGAAGAAACTCAAGGAATGGGACAAGACGGAACATATGAACTGAATCAGCAAAACTATGAAGAACCTGCTGATGGGACATATAATCTCGACCAGCCGGACTCTGGGGAAACTGCCGCTGACGCTCCTACAGTCTGGAGCGATTTGCAAAATTGGATACAGCAAAACCAAAGAACAAAGCCGGACGGGTCTCCAAGAGGAGAAATATCTCTTGCAAAATTGAGACAGTATATTGATCGGCTTGCAAACCAGTACGCAAGTAACCCCAATGGGAATACGGCAAGAGCAGCTAAAAATGATCCGGCTGGACGAATCGCATTGGCACAAGTTATGCGAAGAATAAATAAAAAAGAAGGGTTTTAGTCAAAAATTGACTACTTATTAACTTACAAACTTTCTATTCAATAGGAGATAACCGAATGAAGTTTTTCACCAACAGTATTCCATTAGGAAAAACCAAGTCTCTAGCAGATTTGGTTGAAGAAGCTAGGGTCAAGAAAGAGGCCTCTACTAAGAAGGCAGTCGTAAAAACTGCTTCCGAAGAAGAAGTCAGCAGTGGCCAGCTTGAAGTCGAGCCTCTACACCAAGAAGGCGAGTCTACCCCTAGCCCCCACAAGGGCGAAGAAGGTAAGAAGAAAGCCAAGGTTGATTCTAACACCGAAGATGATTCCAAGAAAGAAAAAGAAGCATCTACAAAGGCAACTAAAAAAGAGGCTGAGGCTGAGTGCGAAGACGGCGATGATAGCGGCCAGCCCGAGTGGGAAGGTAAGCAAGAAAACAACAACGATCCAGAAGAAGAGGAAGAAGCTTCTGCCGATGATTCTGATGAAGAAGAAACAGAAGAAGAAGAAGAAGAAGAAGAAGAAGATAAAACCAAGGAGGCCAGCCAAAAAGATGTCAAGTTCGTCAAGGTAGCTAACCTAAATAAAACCGACAAAGCTAAAATGAGAACCTACTTGGAAAGCTACTGGCCTTCAGAGTATGTAGATGCTGTCTTGGCTGACAAGTAAATCTTGCTCATAAACAACTGGAGAAGTTATGTCAATTATCCCTGCTGGAAAAAGAAGGCTTATGCAAGCCCAAGCCATGCCTGAGCAAGCCGCTCAGGATGTCGATCTTGGACTAGAGGGAGTCCCTACAGATTTTCTCAATCAAGAAGATGTTGCAAGCGATCTAGAAGAAGCGGAGCAAGAAACAGAAGGGGGCTCTGCGTCTCTAACTAAATTCTTGTTTGAGTTTTTGTCTGCTAATCTCGGATATCCTCCAAGGCGGCTTCAAGAATTCAAGGGGCAATTTGTAAAAGAGCAAGGTGCTAAGGGTCAACCAAGCAAGTACAATATAACTGTACCTGACCAAATCTACGGGCAAGAATCGCAGATTCCTAAAAAAATGCTCAAAGAACTTGTATCTCAGATCGAAAGCAAATTTGGATTGTCTTTCATGGACTATAACAGGTCAAACCTGAAACTAGAGCTTTCTTTTTCATCAGAAGATGAATCTGCCAAAGCAGAAATGGAAGCAGGTCCGGGAGACATTTTGGATACAGTTTTCTGCAAGCCTTCTTCGGATTCAGCGAAAGCTGCTTCTACCATGAGAGAAATTGTCACAGCCAACAACACGCAGCTTGCCAACAAGCTACAAAAAATACTAGGAGCTAAATAATGGCCTTACAAAGAATTTCAGATGAAAACCGAATCGGCCATTTAGGAATGGATTTCTCTAAGCTCGCTCAAGAAGTTGAAGCTATTGATGACAAATACAATGGTTCTAAGCTTGATCAAAGAAACGAGATCAGCAAGCCGAGATCGAACAATCTATACAGCCAGCAGGCTCAAAACAAAATGCTCTTTCTTGAAGGAGCAGAGCCAGAACAGGCCGCAGTCCAAAAACCCGTAATTGCAAAAGAAAATTCGGCAAAGAAACTCGATAAACCCGAGATGTCCTTTGCCAATAATTCTTCGGTTATCTCCTCTGCAATGTCGGGATCAATACTAGATACAGGCGGACCTAACAAGCATATCAGAAGCGAGTCATCTAACTCGATTTGGGATGCAGAAAAACTGGAAAGGATTATTAGCGAAGGGCAGAAAACTTCAAAAGAAAAGACAGCCGAAGAAAAACAAGAAAGGCTGGAAAGAAAAAACGACAAAAACAAGAGCTTACCGACCATCTCGTTGCTCAGCTTCAAGATGTAGATCAGAGAACAAAATCTGACATTGCTCCGCTAAGCCCCGCTGTTTCGGGAGAAAAGTACAAGCCAAGCAAGCTAGGCAACAGTATTTTTGATAGCGAAGCATTTGGAGGAATTGTAGAAGCAACAGAAGGAGAAGCACTATCAAAAAGGATTGCAGAAGAAAAATCTCAAAAAGATGAATCTTGGAGAGAAAACGGCAAATCTCTAACCAGCAACGATGTAATGGATAATTTCTTGAAGAATCTACTAGGGAAATAAAATACAACATGATCTCTCCTATCAATATGGAACAAGCACAAAACATGATCTCCCAAATGGGAGGAGATGTTTCTTTGCTTCAACAAGTATTTGATGAAAACGGAATGTATGATCCTAATAAAGCTCAAGAAATCATCGACAATCTTCAAAGCGATATTTCTAATGCAGATTTGCTGACTCAGCAAAAAGAGCAAATGGTTGGAGCTATAGAACAAGCACAAATGACTAACGAACTAGGACAAGCAACACAAATGGCAAAGTCAAAAGCATACAACTTCAAGAAAGCTCAAGCAATGCCACCGATGCAAGACCCCCTGTTCGATGAAACAGAAGAAGACGATCTCCTGCTAGAAGATGACCTAATGGAAGCAGATGATGCATATGATCAAGGTCAAGAGTACCAAGAACACGAGACTATCCAAAATCCGAATAGCCATGCAGAACTTCTGCAAATGCTCATGACTGAGCTTCTAACTGCACCAGATGCTATTCAAAAACTAGGAGACCTTTCTGGGCAAAACTACGAAGATTTTACCAAAATGGTCAAAGTTTTCTATGAAGACATGGACGCAATGAGCGAAGAAGATAAGCTCAATGCCGCTAAACAAATATATGATTTGATTAGCATTGATGATGATTCTGTCACTATACAGGCTCCTCATGCGAATTCTTTTGAGGGTAATAATATGAATCAAGACATCATTGCAGAAACAAATGACCGTATCAAGAAGCTAGCAAAGCAGCATGCTATGAAGAAAACCGCTAGCGAAAAGAAGTCCTTCAACCTAAAGAAGACCGCACAACACCATACAGATCAAAACGTAATTCTTTATGGTCCTAGCGAGAAAAGACCTGACCCATTCCTTAGAGGCCAGCCAGTTTCTGATTGGCATATCTTAGAAAGAAACAAGGGGTTTGGGCAAGATGTTGATGGCGTTTGGAATATCGATTGGGAAGCTATCTGGAGAGGAACTGTCATGGACAAGTATTCTCGTCCATACAGAGATAGCAAAACGGGAGAATGGATTGGCGGATATATCCAGAAAAGATTTGAGGTAGACAAAAATATTCCTGAAAAAAATAATATGCAGTTGCTACCGGGACAAATCAGAAAGCCAAGAATTCCTCAATACGAGTCTCTTGAAACACGCATGCAGCATATGAGATCGCAAAACGATAGAGGATATGGGCCGGAAACAAACACGGACAAGCCTTTCAATTGGACTACGGCTAAAGCCCGCAAGAAGATGAATAAGACAGCCAATACAAAAGAATTGGTTGATGCTATGGCTAATTCAAAAAAAAAATCCAAGATCGCTAAGCAAACATTAGAGCAAGTCAACCCAAATGAATGGAGATATGGGGACTATACTATTGTATTGAGTCCTGATAGCTACACATCATCACCTGAGTCAGAGAACATTTTTTATGAATATTACAGCGATACAGATGACTCTGTATATGGAAACACCACTTCATTGCACAAAGCTATAGAGCAAATAGATTCTATCAGAAACAATTACGATGGACCTAGCGATGATCAGTCTTTTCAAAACCATCCTTCTCAAGAGGTTTCTCATCAAAATTCTTGGGATCAAAAATTTGGGCCGGAAGGCACACATAACCATAGAGGACGGCACGCTTCTTCTAAAAAAAAAAGTTAGTTGAAGCTCAGTATAATGGCTATACCGGATATGGCAACAAAAATACTGGCGGAAGGCCAAGACAAGACCCTTTTAGGGTCAAAATGCCCGGAGATACTTCTTCAGGCGAAATCAACCTAACAACAAAGACATGCCCGAATTGCGGCGGAACTCTTGATGCCAACGCTACTGGATCAGGAACCTGTCAAAATTGCGGATTTGCTTTCAATCAGCCTAAAGAGTTCCAACCGAAGTTTGCTCCAGACCAAGAAAAACAAAAAGGACTCATTCCCAACACAAATGTTCAGCTTGCTAGCACTCAAGTAATTTTCGACAGTAAGACAAAAAAATATAGCAAGGTCAAGGTCTCAAGCTCGGAAGATAGCGAAGTAGATGAAATGGTTCGAAGGCGAAGAAGGTGGAAAGAAAAGGGAGAAAATGAATTTGGTCCTGAGCAATACAAGCTCGATGGATACAAGTCAAAAGAATTCAAACCAGCTATCAAAAAAGAAGTAGATAAAGATTGGTACTTTAAAGAATTTGAAGAAGACATGAAAAGTGCGAAAAGACCCCCGCATTTTGACGAAGATATAGATATGTCTGCAAGGTCTTTAGAGATCGACGGCTAATAAGGAATAACTATGGCAACCATCAAAATGAATACTCCCAATCCCGGAGACGCCAATAGAGGCAAGAACATCGTTTCTAGCGGAACAATGTCTCCTTTAAACAAAACCGGATCAATAGATAAAAAATATGGCGGAGCAAAATCCGTTCATATGGATATTACAAAAAGTGCTCAATTCACTGGAACTGGAGCAAACGTTGTTTTTACGCAACCAATGTTCTTTTCTCCTATGCACACGCCCCAAAACTGGCAAATTGCGTCGAAGAGATTTGAGGTCTATCAGTGGCTAAATCTTCCGGGCCAAGAACTTTTGCAAGAAGATGGGACATATGTTCCTATTGAGGATTTTCCTTTTTATACAGATGATATAATTGAAGACGTCATAACTGGAGGCCTTCTTTATCAGAATATCGAATCAGAAGCCATTGTTTCAGGAGAGGGAAACCTAAGAAATCCTGTGCATTTTTCTGCCAGAGATTGCAAAAATAAAAGATGCTTTGGGATATCTGCACATGGTTACTGGAGAGAGGTTCAGGTTTCCGAAGAACACAAAATAGTCGTTCTAGATGGGGAAATGTATAGAAAGAAGAAAAAAATAGAATCAAGTAAAGAATATAGAGAAAAAAAGGGAGTAAAGTCAAATGGAGTAAAAAAAGTAAAAATCCCCGAATCTCTAATAACTAAAAAAGAAGCCCAAACAGTAAGCAAAAAAGATTATTTACTTACCCCCATAGTACAAGCCGGAATCAAATCTATAGATGAAGATAAGGCATGGATGATCGGAGTTTGCATAGCAGATGGCTGTATTAGCAAAGAAATATATGCTCGTAGCGTTCATTTTACAATGGATCAAGATGAGCACCATTCAGAGGAACTTGTTTCCTGTTTATCCGAGCATGAATGGGGGGAGCATGTTGGAGAAAGGAAGCACGGAGAAGGTCGAGGAAAAAGAGTTTCAAAATATAGCAAAAAAGCTTGGTTGTTTTTTGATAAATATATTTCTGGAAAATTATCTAAAAAGAAATTTACAAAAAATATACTAGAGCTAGATAAAGAATCTCGGCTACATGTTTTAGGCGGATACTTTGATGGAGACGGACACTTCAATCCAGTCAGTACAAAGCTAATCGCAAATAATTATTCATGCGATATGGCTGATCAGATATATTCTATGCTTCTTTCTGTTGGCATAAACGCATCTTTGAATAAAATACCTTTGTATGGAGATCATTTTGAAACAAGCAGTGAATGCTGCTATCGAATAACCATTCCTTCTTCTGAGGTTCCTAAGCTTCAACCATACATGAGGAGCAATAAGATACCTAGTTCTTTCAGTCCAAAAACTCAAAGAGAACTCAGGTTCATATACGAAGAGAATGGGGTAAGCTATCTAGCACAACCTATCAGCAAAATTCGAGAGTTCTTTCACACAGGAAAAGGATATGACCTTCAAATTGACCCAGAAAGGACGTTTGTATCTTCTGGTTTTTCAATTTCTAACTGCCGCTTCTATTATGAGAACGAGCCGAAGGTAGGAGCAGGCATAGACTTCTATGCATATTTCCCAATCAACGGCTTCAAACTAGAATGCCCAGATAGAACAATTCTAGAGTTTTACGAACAACTGGTTGATGATCTTGATTTAGAAGAATGGTTGAAAATTATCAGCCATGACTACTTTATGATTGGAGATGTATATCCATTCTTAGAGATTGACTCTCCAGAGACCAGAGGAGAAAAAGTTCTAAAGGATGGAGAAAAATCGACCCATGCTAACGGGACATTCAAATCTATTAGAGTTCTAAACCCAGACTACATTGATGTAGAAGACAATGTTCTGGCTGGGGAACCCGTGATTATGCTTCGCCCAGACGAAGAACTGAAAAGAATAGTTCAGCAAAAATACCCTACCCACATTTATCAAAATCTCGATCCCAGCGTTATAGAAGCCGCTCTTACCGGGAGACCAATCAAGCTATCCAACAGATGCGTAAGCCATCTGAAGCATAATCCATCAGGGTATGGAACATACGGAAACTCCTTGCTAAGAAGGCTTTTTACAGTCCTTGCTTACAAAACAAAATTGATGACAGCGAACTGGATCGTCGCTGAAAGACTGATTTTGCCCATTAGAGTTGTGAAGGTTGGAGACAAGGACAGACCTGCCACTCCTGATGACATTCAAGATGTAGTTAATCAGCTATCCAACGTGACCAACGACCCGAACCTAACCATTGTTACTCACCATGCGTTTGACTACGATTGGCATGGAGCTTGCTATGATGAAAAAACCTCATTTTTTGAGAAAGAACGAGGCCATATGACATATAGTGAATTAAAAAAGGTGATGAACGAGGGAGTCGCCATAGAAGATTTGCAAATATTGGTATTCGACTCAGAGACAGGAGAATCCAGATACGAAAGCCCTCTTGCTTTTCATGACTATGACTACAATGATTTTATGGTAAGTATTGAAGGACAAAAATCAGACATTTGTATAACTCCAAACCACACTATGTTGGGATACAAAAGAGACAAGTCAACTGGATATGCCCTGCAAGCAAAAGATTTCGTAAAGTTAAATGAGTGTGACAGGTACATTAGGGCTGTTGCTGATTACAAACAAGAATCTAATTTAGAATATGTTGATATTGCCGGATATAAAGTTCCTATTGATTCTTTCTTGAAATTTGCAGGATATTATATATCTGAAGGATACTCTGTTTTTAATTCTGAAAAAAGACAATATCGAACATCCATATCTCAATGTCCAGTAAAAAATCCTATTTACTGTGAAGATATAGATGACAACATGTCCAGTCTTGGTTTTGATTTTCACAAATATGAATATGATGGAAGGGCTACAACATGGGACATATTGAGAAAGGATATTGTCAAAGAAATAAAAAACATGTTTGGCTCTTCATCTTCTAGCAAGCGTATCCCAAGCTTTATAAAAAACTTGGAAAAAGAAAAACTCGATATCCTTATTGAGTCATACATAAACGGAGACGGAAGCAGACAATACTTTAAAAACACAAATTATATGCAAGCTGGAACAAACAGCAAGCAGTTGGCACATGATTTACTGGAGATATTATTTAAAGCTGGATATGCTCCTACTATCAGTAGATTCAAAAAAGAATCCAAACAATATGTAATAAGCTGCAACATGACTGGCGACGGCAAAGGGCGTTTTTCGAGAGTAAAAGACAATCACATATCCTTCCTTCCATACAAAGGCAAGGTTTGGTGTTTCGAAACCTCAACAGGATTCTTTGTAACCGAGAGAAACGGAAGGATTGCTATTCAGGGAAACACAGGCAGAATACACAATATTACTGCTGAAGTTGAGCAAATAGGAAAAGAGATATTGGATGGACTCATGCTCAACCAAGCATTGCTGAATGGAGAAATGTCTTCATACAGTTCTGCTGCTGTTGGAGTTGAAGTTTTATTGAGAAGGCTAGAAAGCTGGAGAAACAAGCTTAAAAAATGGGTTGAGAAAAGAATCTTTGAGCCTGTTGCCATGATGCAGGGTTTTGTTGATGAAGAGAAGTCTAAAAGGATTGGAAAAACAGTATACCTATACCCAAAGCTCAAATGGGAAGACCTGAACCTGAGAGATAAAACTCAGATGGCTCAGTTCATTGCTCAGCTACATGATAAAGAAATTGTTTCTGAAAGAACGCTTCTTGAATATATAGATTTGGATTACGACACAGAAATAGAAAGGAAGAGAGAAGAATCTGTCCTTACAAACAGTGCCGGAATGATTCAGCAACAGCCTCCGGGACCGGGCGGGGAAATGGGAGGAGGTCCAATGGGAGGAGGTCCAATGGGAGGAGGCGGAGCCCCGCCGCCGGGCGGCGACCCGATGGCTCCACCGCCGGGTGGAGATATGATGGGTGGAGATATGATGGGTGGCGGCGGAATGGGAGGCATGGAAGCCGGAGCAGAACAACTTCCTCGCATTATGAAAAAGGGAAAACAGAAAAAAGAAAGCGAAGAAGAAGTTCCACAGCCAAGCCAATTGAAGCTCACTGCTCTAGAAGCAAAGACGCTAAATGCTATCAAGTCTGCTAATATTCCATATAAGCTTTTTGGACAATATACAGTAAATCTACCCGGACACAAACAGCCGTATGTTATTGATTTTGCTTTTCCAGAAATTGCACTAGGCGTCGAAGCAGATGGTGCCATATGGCACCAAAGAAATGACCTCAAGCAAAGAGACCAGATGAGAGATCAAAAGCTTGCGAATGTTGGATGGAGAATTTTGAGATTTGATGAAAATGCAATTGAAGACCACATTGACTCTGTAAAGAGCATTATATATCAAAATGTACAAGAAGCAGTAAAGAGCATCAAGAAGGCATCCGGCGATGAAAATAATCTAATAAAGCTGGCAAATTCCATGCAATCTGTTTCGAGACCAGAGTTTGCAAAAGACATGCTGTACAACATTGTTGATTACGGCAGCTTAGGATATGTCATTGAAGTGGGGACTGACTAATGAAATACAACTACAAGAAAGCAGGCAGAACAAGAATCAAGGACAGAGGTATTGATTGGAATGAACAATATCGAGAAAAAAGTCAACCCCTGAAAGAGAGGTTTGATTCTCAGATTGGGCCGGGAGCATACATCCGATGGGAGGGTCATGATTATACAACAAACTCAGATTATTTTGTTGTTGTTGGACCTGCTATAACTCAGGGAGACCATAAAAGATTCTTTGCTGGAATAAAAAAACTACCTGATGACCCCGAAGCAAAAGTATACGCTCCCTATGGCGATTATTTTATGAGCATGAATGCGGCCTTATCTCACGCTCAAGATAAGTGGGCCGTTCCTTTCCCAAGGGGTCAACAAAACTATCACGCTAGGGAGCTAACGAACATAGATATCCCTCGACATATGAAAGGGTAAGCGTGTTAATAGAGGATATCTTGACTTTAATATTGTAAATAAAACATTACGCCATAAATCAGAGGTGTTTATGAGAATTATTCAAAGTAAAAACTACAAAAAAAAGATAGCTATAGCATCTATTGAGAATGAGGTTTATGAGTCTCTTTCTGAGGCGACATGGAGAATTGCTGACTCAAAAGATGAAGAGGGTAATTTTACTCCAAACGAAACAATGTCTCGTGGCGGACACAACGAGCTTTCATATCACGAAGACAGAAGTCAAGGAACTGTTTATAAGTTTTCAGCGGCATACTTTTCTGCAAAGATGTATTACCCTGTGGAATTTGAAGCAATCCACCCTGTTGACAAAACAATTGAGGGATGGATACAGAGATGGCCAGAAACCATAGATATTGATGTGGTAAACAAGTGGTTGAAAGAAATTACTCCGCCCGATTTAGACAGGATGGCTGAACAACCAGAACCAGAATATTCAATTAGTCATCAAAGAATAGATGAAAAAAACATTACAGTTTTTCTTTCTATCAATATTGATGGAGAATGGAGCGTAAACTACTCAGACTAAGCTAGAGGACCATTATGGCTTTCAAAAAACAAGCTACAAGTGAAAATACAAAAAAGAGCATTGTTGCTCTCAATACCCCAAACAATTGGGGTGAGATAAACTTAAGCTCTTTGAAAAAAACGGCATCTATATCAAAAGACAACAAATCAGAAGATTTGTGCGGGTTTGATCTCGAAGCTGCTATTGAGAAGAACCCCGAACATCTGTATGTAAAGATTTTTGCAATCAAAGAAGATGAGATAAATGACAATGGAGACTATTTCTCGGCAGCAGAACTGAAAAAATCTGCTGATACATTTGTCGGAGTCCCTATCTTTACAAATCACGAAAATGATGATATTGAGCGAGCAAAAGGCAACTGCGTACACTCTTGGTATGACAAAGAAGCTCAAGGCATTTTTATCATTGCAAAAGTAGACAAGGCTGCGTACCCCAGATTGGCACGGAGTATTGAAGAAGGATATGCTACTGGATGTTTCCCGCCGGATGCCCCTGTTCTAATGGCAGATGGAACAGAAAAAACATATGTGATATTGAAGATGGTGATGAGGTAATTTCTGGTAAAGGAAATATCAAAAGAGTATTAGGCATTAGGCAAAGAGGATATAACTTCCCTCTGCTTTCTATCAAGGTTGAGGGCCTGAAAACCCCACTTGTATGTACTTCTCATCACAATATTATGGTTTACAGGCTTCCAGAAATTTGTGCTTGCGGTTGCGAAGAAGAATTGGCGATAAAAAAAGACGCTAGAATAACGGCAAAAACGTTCAATAGGAAATTCAAAACTGGTCATAATGCAAGGGGAGAAGCCCCAGAGTTCAACCACGAACATATACAAAAAATAAAAGCATATGAACTCAAAGATGGAGACTTTTTAGTAGAGCCCAAGTTTATTGATGAAAGTTGCGATGATTATGTTTCGGAAGAAGAAGCATTTTTAATCGGACTCTTTCTTGCCGAAGGAAGCTACGAAAAGAGAAAAGGCGAACGCCACGCCGCAATCTTTAGTTTTGCTCATACAGAACTAGAAACATTGGCATTTCATTGTGAAGAAAAACTAAAAAGCGTATTTGCATCACACAGAAATAGTCCCACCGTAAACTACTATCCCGAAGCATCACAATCGAGGGTTTCTCTTTACGGGAAAGATGTAGCTAGCTGGTTTTATGAGCGTTGCGGAGAATATAGCGATGGAAAAATTCTCAATGAAAAATTGATGAAGCTTAGCAAAGAGAAAACAGCATCTTTGTTAGCCGGATTTATGGAAGGCGATGGATATAATGTAAAGAAAAAAAGCTATGGGTTTGGAATAGTAGGAGAAAAACTAACAAGCCAACTTCGAATTCTATTAGAAAAAATAGGAGTAAGAACAAACTACAAAGTAATCACTGAAGAAAATGGGAGATGGGGATACAAGCCGGTACACGAAGTAACATTCGGAACAAAAACTGTACCTGACTTTTTTAGAGATAGATTGCTATATAAAAAAGCAGACACGAGTAAAAATAATGCTGCTGACTGGCACTCTTTAGAAAACTTTACTCTCAGGAGAGTAAAAAATGTAGAAGAAAAAGATTACAATGGCACTGTATATGACATAGAAGTAGAAGATGACCATACTTACTGCGTCAATCATTTGGCTGTAAGCAATACATCAATGGGATGTAGTGTGGACCATAGTTGTTGCTCAATCTGCCACAACAAAGCATACACGGCAGATGACTATTGTTCTCATATCAAAAATAGCAAAACAAGAAAATTCAGCGGCAAAATGCCATGTAAGTTCCATGATAGCCCCGGAAACCCAGAGGGTGACTGCCCTGTATGTAAATGCTCTAAAGAAAACAGAGCTTCTATTGAGCATGATGAGGAAAGCGTATTTGAGTACAACTATGGCCTCAAGTTCATTGAGAACTCTTTTGTTGTCAATCCCGCCTGCCATGACTGCGGCGTTTCTTGTATTCTTCACACTGGAGAAATGACTAAAAAAGTAGCGAAGCTTAAAGATTCTATTATTAAGCTTTCTCAAAACAGAGATGCCCTCAAAGAAGCAGGCAGGGTAGAAATTGATCTTCTCAAGTCTTCTATGGAAAACATGGAAAGTGTAACAAAGAGCATGCTCTCTCAGAAAGACCATGTCGATTTGGAATTTGTATCCGATATTGTTGAGGCAATGCAAAAAATACAAGAAACCGTTGATGAACTAACAGAAATGGGATATTCCAACCTGCCAAGCCCTCCAGATGTTAAGGCAACTGGACAGGCCTCTATTGATACGGCTGCTCCTTTAATGGATGAAAAACAGCCGATAGGAATGGAACAAGGACAAACCCCTGTCACAACTACAAACAATGGAAATACTTCTACTACAGAACTACTCAATGGACTAAGTTCTGTTACGAAGCCAGCATCCGCCTCTTTTTTGAAAGAAAAGAAGGATTTTTATAAAAAAGCATGGAACTTGAGAGAAAGAAACCTCAAATTACAAACAAATTTAAAAGGAGCTAATAAAGTGGCAAAATCCTGCATACATGTTTGGGCGAATGAAAATGACCCCGAAAGCCGAAACGTTATGGTTGATGAGGAATTTATCACAGAAGCTTCTGGAGATAAAATTATCTCGGTTTCGAGACTGGAAGATATGCCAGAAGATTGGCAAGAATCTTACAAGCAAAATCCAAAGGAAGCTGCTTCTCAAATTCTAAATAGACAGGTTAAGGAGTCTAACAAAATGACAGATAATCAAAAGACCGCTCAAGTTGGACCGCAGGGGGGAGGAGATGCTTCTCAGCAAGAAGCCATTACAGAAAAGCAGTTCAACAAGAATGCTCCAACCTTGCATCCTAGAACAAGTGATTCGTATGAAACGATTACGCAAGACCAGCTTGGAGATGAATCTCTAGCGATGAAAGATACCACATCTGATTCTCCTCAGAACAGAAAGGGCTCTTATGAAACAATCACCGAAGATCAGCTTGCTACCGCTGCTGGCAACGAAATTGTCAGATGGAATAGTATTCCCGAAGTCATCACTGAAAAACAGTGGACAGACTTCTCTAAGGATGTTCATGCTGAACTTCCAAGCGACTGGACCGAAAGGATTACCGATGCTCAGCTAAGCGACCTTCTTGATAACCATGTGTTTGTTGGTTCATATGAAACAATTACCGAAGACCAACTCAAGGGGCAAGATTGGGGTATTAGCCGATGGGCATCCGCAGGATACTCAAGAAAGCTTGTCAAGGCAGCGACTCAGGCAATTGCAAATGCTATTTCTTCATATGGAAAAACTCCAGATGAACTAAGAGCTACTGCTGAATCTATTACAGATAATAGCAAGAAAAGAGATAAAGCAGCTAAGGCTATTCTTATCAACTCCTTGCCAACCAAAAATAAGAGTAGAGAAGCTTTTGCTAGCAAATCTCAATACTTCTTGAAGAAAGCTTCTACCCATCCAGTTGTTGACAATCTCGACGCCTTGATATTGGCTTCTGCTCAAGCAGGAGTATCTGGACTTCGATCTGACGACCTTATTGACGCTGTCTCTAGCGTCCTAAACAATGCTAATGCATTGGCCAAAGCAGAGAAGCTTGCTTCTGATGCATTGGCTGGAAGCGATGGGACAATTGGAGGCAAGGTTACTAAGGCCGCTGCTATCTCTGATGCCCTTGAAGCCCTCGATGGCGTTCGAGTTCAAATGACAAAAGATGATATCGATGCAGACTTTAGCAACAGACAGTCTGTTGTTCAGGCATGTAAGAAGAAAGCCCAAATGTTTGCAGAAGATGACAGCCTTGAATTGATCTCTATCAAGTTTGATAAGGGCTCTGGGGCTCTCATTGTTGAGGTAGGAGAAGGCACCGAAGGTTCAGAAGACGATGTCGATGTCGAAGGGTTCGATTTCGCTGATGATTTCGAAAATGATGTCGATGTCGATCCAGCAAATGAGGACGGCGGACTTGAAGACGATGGACTTGAAGACGAGTCAAGCTGTTCTGCTCTTGCAGAAGGCTCTGAAAAAGCTGAAAAAGAAGCTGGAGACAGTAAAGCAGTAAAACTAGCCAAAGCCAGAAGAGAAACTCTAAGAAAGAAAGCTCAATTGCTTGGCGGAGAAATGGGCGGGCAAGGCGGAGCATCCCAAGCACCGGGTGCTGGAGCTAGCTTGCCTAATCCAGAAATGGACCCAACCGCACCTGTAGAAAACTTCTCTGATATGGGCGGCGATGAATTTGGCGAAGCAGAAGCTGACGCCCTTCTTCCTAAGCCTCCCGGAACAAGCTGCCCTGTTTGCACCTCAACTGACGTTGATGTTGTTGCTGGAGACTTTACTTGCAACAACTGTGCGAGCAAGGGAACCATCAAGGTTTCTCTTGAAATCAAAGAATGGGCGAATCTAACCAAGGGTGCAGATGATGACCTTGGAGACGATGAAGGCATTGCTGGCGAAGGATTTGATCTTGGAGAAGACCCCTCCCTAGCTCCCGATATGCCCGTTGCTGCTATGGTTCGCTTGCATCCTAAGGCTCTTGAAAAAGTAGCCAAAGTTGCAAAAATGGCCAAAGAAAAGATTGAAGCAAAGGATGAAAAAGGATTATCCAGAATGACTGCTTCTGTTTCCGAAGGCGGACATGGAATCAGCAGAGAAAACTTGGAAGCATTGGCATCTGGCGTTCAACTTGGAGGGATCAGCCCTATTACCGGCGGAACAAGGACTGTCAAGGTTGCAAACGGGAAGTATGTAGACTTGGCTGTTGGACAAGCCTATAGAGTAAAGAATGCAGTTTCATCAGATGGGGCTCAGGCATTTGCTCAATGGGAATGGACTCCAAGAAATCCTGACAAGGTTTGCCCAAGCTGCTCAAGAGCAAGAACAATATTTGCTCAGCAACTCAAGACTTTCGGCCTAAGCGAAGCAGAATTCGACGCGATGCCTGTTGCTGCTAAATCTGAGACTATCGTTGCAATGAAAGAAGCCGGAGCTTTGAAGCAAATCAAAACTGCTTCTAAGACTGGTTCTGTTCTGGCAGATTACAAAAAGGCATATGGTCAATTTGGAGACAACTTCCCAACTGAATCATGCTACGAAAAACTAGCAAGACGCTACGGAGAGAACGCTCTCGCCCTAAGCGGGCCTTGCGAAGGAAAGCCAATCCATGAATGCGTTTGCAATTCTCTCAAGAAGGCAAATGTATACAGCGATGGTCTCGCAATCAAGGTAGCTTCTATCTGGAGCGACAGAGATGGATCAGAGGATTGCATTGAAGATCAGGTTCGTAATGGACTTTCCATTAGAAATGCTGCTGTTGTCTGCACTTCCTTGAAGCAAGTTCATGCTTCCGACGAAGAGTTCTTCACAGAAGAACTAGAAATGGATGATGATTTTGACAATGATCCTTTCGATGATGGCCCAGACGGCGGAGAACCTGTAGATGATGTTGACCCTTTTGATGGAGACATGGACGCAGGCATGGGAGGAGATACTGTAACTATCGAACTTGATGCTGATGCTGCTGAAAAGCTAGACGCTCAACTTGATGTTGCCCTTGGCGACGGGGTTGAAGATTTGGCTGATGAGGGACACCACACAGATGAAACTCTAGATGAAATTTCGGAAGAAGTTCCGGGCGAAGGTCTTGGCGAACTTGCTGGAGATGAAATGAGCCCCGACTTGGAAGATGAAATGTCTCCTTGCGACGGCGGTAATTTAGAAGAAAATGAAGGAATCGTCCCGGAAATTATCGTAAAAGATAAGAACGACCTTAAGTTTGAAGAAGGAACGGATGATATGAGCGGCATGAGCGGAATGGGAGCATATGCAGGCTCTGACGAATCTTTCCAATACAAGGAAGCAAGGAACATGAGATCATCCTTCGGAGAATCAGGAAAAGTAGAGCTTGACTTGTCTAGCGTTGTTGCAACCTTGAAGAAGATTGCTGGCGAAAAAGAAGTTAAGCAAGAGCTAGCCCAAAAGGCCGATGATATCGGACAGGTTTCCGCAGGAGACCCTGAATCTGGAAAATCTTCTAGCCTGATTGGACATGAAGGAGAAAGCGTTGCAGAAGGAACTAAACCATCTGCTCCTAGATCAGATGCAAGAATGGGTCACGAAAGCGACAGCATTGATAAAGACGAGAAGCTTCCTCATATCCCTTCCGATAAGGGAACAATGGGACATGAAGACGAAGTCAGTCTTGAAGGAGGAGATGTAAGGCTTACTGGCGGGATGTCAGGAGCAGGAGAAGCCGATGCCAGCGGAAAAGAAGCTGCTGCTCAAAAACAGCTTTTCAAAGAACTCTCCGCAATGAGAGGAATGGCTGGAAACTCAAAAGACAGAACTGATGATCTTGCTCAAAGACTAATGGCTCAAGCAGGCAAGCTTGAAAAAAGCAAGGCTGTTTCAGAAGATAAAGACATTGCCCCTGTAAAGAACAATGGTTCGCTTGGGCATGAAGAAGCTTTCTCTGCTGCTGACCCCGACAATGTTGAGGGAAGCGGAAACGAAAGCATGATGGGACACGAGAATGAAACTTTGGGAGATAGACCTACTTCTCCGAAAGATCATCCCGAAGTTCCCGCAGACAACGCCCTAATGGGGCATGAAGAAGGTTCAGAAGTTGGACCTGAAAAACAAACCAAGAACAAAGGCACCGTCATTGCAAAAGGTAATGAGGAGTCCAAGGCTCGAAATAAAGAAGCATTCAGCTTGGCAGGAAAGATGATCTCCGCAGGAATCATCGAAGCAAGCGACCTTGAAAGCAAGGTAAACGAATTGCAAAAATACGAGCTTAGCCAGATCAAAGACCTAGAGAAATCTATGTTTGCGACTCGCAAGGGACTCGCCGCGGCGTCCGAAGGAATTGAAAGCCCCCTTATCGTAAATGAGGCTTCAAACGACCGTAGTCAAGCAATCGAAGTCAAGACTGCCGCAGATCGGCAGGGCGAGATGAAGAACAAGCTTGAAGCATTGTTTACTCTGAGTAGAAGAAACAATGTAGCGTCGGACAACCCTGATACTGATATCAGAAAAACCTTTGGACAAGGCTAAAAAGCCTTATTAGGAGACCAATACAATGGCACTTATCGAAGTACAACACGTTACAGCCGATATGTATCCAGTTGACCCAAACACCAACCCCAACGTTACGGAAGGGCAGGTTGTAAACCTCAACTCAAGCGGATATGTAAAGGTTGCAGACTCTAGCCCCGGACACGTTCTCGGCCTTGCTGGCGACAACTCTGCTGAGGAAACGGAAACTGGAGAAAACAACACCCCTTACCAAGATGCACTCGTTGTAAACAGTGCTGGAGCTACAAGAAACACTCAAAACAGAGTCTCTGACCTGTTTGATGAAACTCTCGCTTCTGGCATGCTTACCGTTTACAACAACGGCGGCAAGTTCCACACGGACCAGTACGAGTCCTTGAACGAAGCTGGCGGAGCAACTTTGACTTACAACCCCGGAGATAGCCTTCGCTCATCTTCAAACGGTAAGTTGACGAACGACTCTGCTCTTGCAGCCCAGCCTGTCGTTGGCGTCTGCACCGCTGCTCCTCATAGCGAATCTTCCGGCGTACCCGGAGCGGACACTGCTGATGGAAGTATTTCCCTAGGAACCTACCTAACAATCCACCTTCGCGTCTAATTTGAGCGATAACCAATAAGCTGATATTTGAAGTACCGAATTCAGCTAAACCAAGGAGATCAAAAATGATTAAACTGAACAATGAAGAAAAGCAAATGGTAATTGCTCAAGCTCTTGAAACTGACGAAGGTAGAGTTGCCTTGGCTCAGGCAATGGTTGAGCCAATTCGTAGAGCACTAGAGTATCAAGCTGTTGGCCGTAAGCTTCTTATGGTTGACGAGCTTCCTCAGGGAGCTTTGGCCCGATACGAGAGAGACGTAGCTTCCGTAGCTCACGTTGTATCCCGCAGAGGTGCTGTACCTGACCAAATCACGGAAGGCGAAGAAATTCTCGTTCCTACGTTTGAGATCGCAGCTAACCCAACCATCCGTCTGTCTGAAATCAAAGCTCGTAGGTTCTACATTGTAGACAGAGCCCAGATCAAGGCTAAGGAAGCTATTCAGAAGGAAGAAGACACCAACATTTTCAACGCATTGATCAATGCTGCCACGAACAGAGGCGATCAGGTTGTTACCAATGTTGGAGCCCTCTCAACCAACTCTCTGAACACCGCTTTCAGATTCATCGAAACCCACGACCTTGTTACCGCAAAGATCACCATGCATGCTACTCAGTACGCTGCATTTAGAACTTTCGGAAAGGACTTCTACGATGAGGCAACTCAGCGTGAAATCCTAACAACGGGTCTGTATGGCCACCTCTGGACGGCTGACCTTCACGTTACCTCCAGAATGCCTACCGGCACTGTCCTTCTAACCGCTTCTCCTGAGACTGTTGGGGCCTTCCCAATTCGTCAAGAGATTACGGTTCTTCCCGCAGATGACCCCAAGAAGATTCGTCTTGGCTGGGTCATCTACGAAGAAGTGGGAATTGTCGTAATCAATGATTATGCAGTCTCCAAGATCGATGTCGTTTCTTCGACATAATCCCTTTATAAACAAGGTTTTACGAAAGGTCAGCCTCTTTTGGGGCTGGTCTTTTTTTAATTTAAAACAAGGGCTTCTTCTTCGTATATTAGAATATTTACTCATACTATGGATAAGGACTTCCTCATGCATCATGTGTTTTTGATTGTGGTATTTTGAAAAAATGAAAGAAATAAGAAAAACGTTTAATTTTGACTCGCAAATACTGGTTGACAAAACTATTTCTGAATATGGATATCACCCAGATTCTTTAGGAAAAAGTTCTGCTAAGTTTGTAATTGCAATCTGCCGTTTTTGTGGAGAAGACCACAAGATACGCAAGGGGTTTTTCAACAAATCTGGCTCAGCATGTCACAAGGCT